CGCGTACTATAAAAGGGAACTTCAAACTCCAGAATGGGATTTTGCAGCGCAGGTGTAGCTGCATGCCCATTGTGTGTATCATTGAATTCAATCGTGTAGATTTGATTCGTCAATGAATTTGAAGCATTTTGTGGAATGATTAAATTGTTGTTAACATATCCGTTCACTGCTCGTAAGCGTGTAACGGACATCAAAGGCAACGCATGATCCAATGGCCTTCCTTGCCAAAGGTACATTGCCTTCCAACGCAAACTGCCACGCCATCCCGCAAAACATGGCATCAACCAATTAATCAACGTCATCGGAACAAAATTGAAATTGGCGAAACCATTTGAAGGATAAATTGCATCTGGGGCGTACCCTCGATACAATGGCAATGCGGGTGCAATGTTACTGTTTATAAACATCTCCGTCGGAACGTCAATAATATAACAATTCGCATAATTGTAGCGTTTCATCATTTGTCGAAAACTAGTAATTTGCTCCCCAAAGAAAACATGGTATGTAGGATCGCTTGTATCGATCTCAGTTCCCATAGTTCTCAATGCATTGTCATGCTGTGGCTTTGAAGGTTCAGTTGTATCTTCCATATCCCCTTGTTCATCTGCCATCTGTGGTACGATAGCAGATAAGGAATCTACATAATCCGTCACGCTCGATGGGTCCTCCCCTTGTGGTTGAACTGCTCCCTCTGCTGGGGGTGTATTGTCAAACCACTCATAGGACTGAACATTGAACGAATCCGGAGATGCAACCTCCAAATCGTGAACTGATGTGATGACATTCACCCGCACATCATTGTTCACATCGGAATTTGGCGATGTGAGTTCATTCATCACCAAAACCCTGATAACTCCGTTTGCAGAAGAGTTACCAGCATCCCCAATAAGGCCTGTGGAAAAGGGCAAAAGAGAACTAAACCACACACCCGTTTGGGAGAAGTGTTCGGGTGCACCCCAACCAATCTCAATAGTGAAATCCTTCTCGTCTGCAATGTCAACAATGTGATTGTAATTCACATTATATTCATTTGTAGCAAAACCATACGGATCCCACACAATTCTTAATCGGCCTTTGTGATATTGAGAGGCAACAATTTGAAATCGAAATCTCACTTTGCATCTCCAAAAAGCAAATGGCAATACTGCTAACGCTGAAGGCGTCATTGCAATTGCACCACCTGGATCATTATCCCAAAGTAAAGGGGTAACCCGAGACGACCAAATAGTCGTCTCTGGAGCCGCAGCAATCGTCCAAGGGAAGAACGTTAAATACGACTCGCGTGCTGCCAAATCACATATCATCAACTCTTCTTTGCCGTCAAGTCCTGTAACTCGCGAGTCAATCGTGAGCTCTTGCTTAGCGTCAACAGTAAGTTTGTGACATGCGTCGCCAACGTTGGTTGTGGCCAATTCACCACAATAACGCGGGACATATTTTTGTATATCCTCAATTATTGCCGGACGAGAGTACCCAAACAACTTGGCTATGGAAGCTACACCACTGGCAGCCAATTCTGTCGCTCGTGCATACAAACCAATGTACGGAACGTCAGTAAGTCTACCGGCCACTCTAGCGACAGCACTCGCAGGAGTGGATATAGGTGTAGAACCATATTCATCGGCCATCTGTGGCACAATAGGATCTTCTCCCATTTGTGGCACAAGACTGCCGGGCTCGGTACTGGTAGGCATAGAAAGTTCAACATTCTCTGCATAAACAATAACCGAGATGGTCACTTGATCAGTTGCTCCATTTGCATGTTTCAAATCTCCAAGTGACCGGAGAGTGACTTGACCCATCTGTCTCCATTGTGAAGTAGGTACTTCAAGCGCATCATATTCCCAAAAGAAAGGACACTTGATCTCGCCGCCTTGATTGGTAGTGGGATCCAAATAGAGATGGGGGCGTTGTGATTCTTGTATGGCATCCTGTGAAATCAAAGCACGGGACACAGCAAAATTGTCGACTGTGTGAAGGGGATTGTACGAAGCCAATACCCTGCCATAAAAGAAACCGTTTCCTGTTACAAGAAACTTCACTCTCAAATCAGCACGAAGCAGATTATAATTGGCGATACGATTTATAACACGTGGATTCTCAAAAAAGAGTGTCCACGGGTCAAATTGCTCAAAAAGAGCAGTCGATGTTCCCCAACGATATTCTGCGACTTTAATGGGACGTTCGAAAAAATCCTGTAATGTGGCATCATCACGCTGTGCAGCATATCGTGTTTGATCACGATAAGTGCCCATTTCATGAGAATACCCAGGAGTTTGCGAATCAGCCCCAAGTGTGTGTTGCATCATCATTTTGTTTGTTTTGTTTGTTATAAAATTAAAAGTTGCAAGCCATTCTTTAACCCACAAGTTCCGGCTCAGGAACAAGTAGGGGTAACATGTATTTGGGTAAGCTAAACCCTCCGATAAATACCGGTAACCCACGAGGGGGTTGCTTAACATTAACAAGCCTATACCATCATCAAACATGCAATTAATAACAATACGGTATCCATAGAAAATGTCCCCTTATTTTGCTTTGTACATATGTCCAGCAGGGTAACCGGGCATGCGGGACGGACCCGACTTAGAAAACATTGTACTTTTTACGCCACTGTTCACACCTGGCGTCATAGTCAATGTCAATTCCGTGGACAAGTCCACGTAATCCAGTCCGCTCAGCCACTTCCTTAAGCTGAGCCCTCCGCATTTCGTACGTGTCACGACCATACAGGAACCATTCTGATAACGCAGAAGACATTGTAGAACAAGCTACGTCTTCTTTTGTTTCAGTTTTGGACCTCATATTGCAATGTAAGCTTTTGAAAATGGATGTCTCATCCAGAATCCCCATATAATGACAAAGTTCGTCATCATATCGGGGACGTCTCTTCAAAAAGTCTAATTCATCACAATTGTAAAATGTCTCAACATCTGCATCCTTACATGGGTTCGTGACAACCATGTCATATCTTTCAGCCCACGCAACAAAATGGTGGTTATTGAAATCAATTTTATTTGATACAGATCCGGCATAATCATCACCATACGTTATTAATGACACGTAATCTTCGAATTCCATATCCGAATTCTCAAACTTATCATAAAACGCAGAGCGATGTAGAAGACTATTCACAATAGAATTAATGTATGCAGTCAAATTCTGTCCCGAGGGATTTGAACCAATGAACTGCAACAATGTTCCATTATATGCTGTCAAAGCACATGCCACTTCAGTGGCAAGCACTTTCATAACAGCAATATCTTCATGTGAATAATTTTCTGGAAACTCTTCGGCCAATTCAATCAGTACCTGGAAAGCAGCATAAATAAGTTGTGCTGGCATACGCAAATCATATTTGCTGTAATCACCGGCATACCCTCTGCCACTACCTTGTTTTCTGATATGTCGAAACAACTGATCCATTTCCGGACCATGTGCGTTAATTCCTACTGCGCATTCTGACTTCAAAGGATGTAAGGACATGAATCTTGCAAGAGGCAAGAAAAATTTCCTCATTCCCAACTGTAAAGTCATATTTGCAGCTTGAAACACACGCACTTTGTCTTTCGACAGCTTGGTCGGTTCATCCTTCAGAGAGGCTTTAAAAGGCAAATTGCCTCTTTCGCCACGTCGTGCTTTCATTTCAAATTTCTGGAATTCCTCCCAGTTCATCAGTGAAAGTACGTGGACAGGTATGCTCCTCTGTAGGTTCAAGAAATAAAACGTCTTGTGATTTGGGTCCACTCAAAGGAAATCCTCGTGAAGTTGACATATTCATTTGGTCAATGAAACGCTTTCCGTCTCTGCCGGAAACAATCTCAACCCGTGTTAAAGGTCTAATTTCATTGGCATACCACGATCTATGTCGCTTCAATTCTTTCTTAAGTGGACGTAGGTAATTCTCCATGGCTCTTCTGAGATGTCTCTCAGGAATTCCAATCGATGGACGACTAGAATACTTGAGCGATTCTCTCCATGGATGCCATGGCTCCCTACCTGTAGGTCCTTTTCCTTTCGGTGGACCCCATTGATTAGGAACCTGCATAACCTCACATACGCTCTCTGAGATAACACTTGTTTCAACCTTTGAATCAAATGTGTTCTTTCCTCCACATGACCCCAGGATTTCCATATTCGCACCAGGTTCCAAAAAACAAGTCGGACACTTGGCATGAATGTCTTTATCCTGTATGTAGTTAGTTCCATAAGACATATATTCTTCGCTAGCTTGCGCCGCTTGGAAATGTGTCGGGTCTTTTTGCAACGTGTGCATTGCAGCCCTAACTTCACTTGCCAAAGGTGTGGCACCACATCCAAATCTCTTGTCATTATTCTTTCCACCTAAATGGATAGAAGCAATATAAGGGTTTTTGGACATGGCGATCACAGGCGAGCAACATAGACCGTTAAACGTATCACGAGAAGATAAAGTATAATTGGCACCGGGATAATAGCGCAACATGCTTTCAGTTTCACCCCAATCGTAAACTCCATTGTTCACGTGGTCATTGAAATCAATAAAACAATTGTCACGCCATACCTCACCAGTACGCTGCCGATGCAACATCCACCCACGAATGGATCCACGGGGTCGTTCATTAGGAAACATGTTCAAAATTCCCTTAACACTGCCTGTGGTGTCAACATTAACGAGTGCCAAGTCATAATCCGCTATCCGAACAACGTCATCGCGTCTAAAAACTTTGCGGAAACGTGCATTGACAAATTCGTCAGACATTCGTGTACACGTCAAATCGATATCAACATTACGCTTGTGAGCTGCATCAACAATGTGCATAGGCATCATTACGACGTTACTCGCAACAATCAATGCATTGCAACGATACCCATTTGCCAACATAGATACGGTGTGTTTAGACATGAGTCTCTCAACTCTATCATCACCACCAATATCTTTTTTATCAACATCGACAACTGTTGTCTCAACTTTGGCCCAAACATTTTCCTCTTTATCGCGTGCTTCAATTTCGGAAACTGTGGTTGGCGAAAGAACTCCTTGATCTCCAAAGCTGATACTCTTCCAAAGTTTATACATTGCATAAATGCTGGTGCATACAGCAGCTGTACCTATGAAGTACTTTCCGTAATTGTCACGCACTTTCTTGAAGATATCTCCACAATTCGAATGATCATCAACAAGACGTCGTTCTATCAAACGTTTGGCAAAATAAATTTTAACCAACCAAACGAACAACGCAGCTGAATAGAAAAAAGAAAGATAAAAGATGGCTGGTCCAATTCCAAAAAACACAGTACAAAATACAAAACATAACCACACTCTCAAATCATATAAGAGTGAATGCATGTCTGTCTTCCACTGGTTCTTGGAAATATCCATCTGAGTTGACACCAACAAGGAAAATACAAAAGGGTTTTCGAACCATTCTTTAGGAATGTAATTGACCCAATTTGCATACCTCGATCTTTCAAAATCATGCAGCCATTGTAACAATTCATCACTTGCACATTCTTCCAACAAATATTCCGCAAAGTGTGCATAGGACAAAGCCTTACTGCTAGCTCTATCGAATGCAAATGCCATCAATCTTCCAGACCAACCCGCAGTGCGATCAAACAATGTATGCCAATACAATTTGGTCTCACTACGTGACCGGTGTTTTTCCCATTCACGAAACGACATGGCAGAAATAACTCGTCCTTCCAAAGTGGCGTGTGGTTGCACACATTTACACATTT